TCAACATACGGCTTGAGCTGCTTGGGCTTGGCACCCTTGCCTTTGGCAGCCATGATATGTCCCTGTGCGTGCTTGAGCACCCTGGTCATGAAGGCCACGGCATGCTCCATTGGGCCAGCCTGACCAGTCGCCTGCACGATCGGCATCGCTCGGCTCTTCATCGTCTCAAGATGGACAATGTCATTGTCCTCAGGCTGCACAGGAAGATCATTGCCGTCCAGCATGATGGAGAGCTCGGTCATCTGGCGGAAAGCCTCCCTAATGTCGCTGGCTGGGCTCAGGTCAGCCCGCAGCAGCCGCTCGGCAGCCTCGGAGCCAACCTTGCTCGACAGGTGTCGGCGCTTCAGCTCCACGCCATCAATCATCGGATCCATCGCATAGCTCTGCATCAGCAGGTCAAGGATTCCGCTCTGGCTCGCAATGGCATCATCAACGTTCGCTCGGCAGCTCTCATTGGCCAGGATCAGGATCTGCTGCTTGGTCAGCCCGTCATTCATCATCTCAGCACACGCCTGCACCGCAACAGGATCAATGTAGTTTGGCAGTATGACCTGGACAAAGCCTTCGGTAGCTTCAGCCTTCTGAAGGTCGTTCCAGAAGGCTGCATCATAAATTGGCATCTGCTGCTGCTTGAGCACATCGGCAACCTTCTCAGCCAGCGCGAGCACCTCAGGATGGCATATGCGACGCTGCATCAATCCTATCAATCCAAAGGCCTGATCCGCAAAGCGCCCAAGGATGCCAGTGCGGATCTGCGCATCGATGCTGGCAGTGTAGTTGATCTCACTGGCTGTGCGCTTGTCGCCTTTCTGGTTCGTGATCTGTCCAGGCATGAATGATCCCACCGCCACCTCGGCCTGTGATGTGGCCTGCTGGTCAAGAGAAATGAACGACTCTGCATTCATCTCAAACTTCACGCCCTCCAGCGCCTCGTAGCCCTCGCCAATGATTGCGAATGGATGGTTCACCGACAGAGCTGGCCCTTCAGTTGACCCGCTGCCACTCTCACGCTTTGTGCGCTTTAGGATGACAAGGCCAGAAAGGTGCAGTGCGTCCTGGACAAGGTTGCGTGCCTGCTCAACACTGATGTGGGTGTTGTAGAGTGTGCGTCCTGCACCACGGCTGCCATGGAGCGTCCGGTCGCCAATCTCAGCAGCAAAGAGCGCGGTGGCCTCCTTCATGTGGCGCCAGCGCTTGCGTCGGAAGAAGAGTGGCGTTCCGTCGTCACGATCAAAGATGTAGTGGTTCACACCGCCTGTTGGGTCAAGTGTGATCAGGTGTCCCATCGTCACCACGCGCACCGACGAGCTGAACGAGCTGCCAAGATTGTTCTCCCTGATCAGATCCTGATATAGGCGAGAGTTCTCCTCATTGCTGTAGTCCTGGAACTCTGATCCGCTGGTGTTGAGCTTCTTGATCAGGTTCATTACCTTCCAGCCTGCGGCTGCAATGGCCGTAGGATTCTTCAGCAGCTCCACCATCTCATGGACATACTTGTTCTGGCGCAGTCCGAACATCACCAGCTTGTTGACGTCCTGTGGTGCGCCAACTGGGAAAAGAATCTCATCGCCACGGAATACGTCCGGCTTCCAGTCGTAGTCGTCCAGGATCACAGCCGCTGTGTATCCGAACACCACATCCTCATCAATCAGGCGGCTCGTAAAGTCACCCCATCCCTCCCACGAGCGAATGGTGTCGGTGATCTTGGTCTGGAACGTTCCCTCCTGTGCCTCGCGACCCATCGTGCGGATGGGGAACTTTGAGTAGGTGAGCTTTGGGAGCTGGTCGATGATCTGCTTGTAGGGAGGAGTCAGCCGCTTGAGCAGACTGTTCATGAACCCTGTCGGACGATTGCTGCGCCAGCCCTGTCCGGATGCCTTGAGCTTGGTGGGTGACCACGGCTGCTCGCCATCGCGCTTGCGCTGCACAGCGGAGTTCTTGCGGTTGCGTTCGCGGTTGTCCTGAACAAGCGTCTTGTAGGTTGTGTAGGCCTGCTCTGCTGTTAGGATGGCACCCTCGTTGGCCAGTGCTGTGTCCTCGTGGACAATTGACTCAGTGTTGGGTGATGTATTTATGCCCATAGCGTTGTGTTACCAGCGACCACCAGGACACTCCTCGCCGAGGAATATCGTCTTGAGTGCGACATTGCACTCGCACAGCAGGCATTGGCCATGAGGATTGTTAGGGCAGTCATTGCAGATCGAGCGTCGTCTCAATTTCTCGGGCAGTTCAACAAGAATTTTGTCACCATGCGCCGCCGCCACCGAAATCTTCGCCGCCGCCTTGAGGGCATTGCGCACGCCAACTCTGCTGACCTTTGGCATAGTCATGACTGGCTCCCTCCACGCCGGCACCAGCAGTATCCTGGCAGCGCAGGGTTGTCACTCAGCACTCGGTCACGCCGCAGCCACACCGCCGCCTTGAGCTCCTGGCCGAGGACGGCACATGCCTTGAGCTTGGGATTCTTGAGCATGCGCCTGCCCATGCGCACGATCGCTGACAGCCGCTCGATGTTGTCGTTGCAGTTTGAGCAGCCCGTCTTCCACCTCACATTCTTCGGACAGCTGATGCACAGGTCTGCTCGTCGTCGTGCCTCGGGCTCAAGCACAATGTTGTCCATGCTCACACCTTCTGTCATGCGCTCAAGCCATGCGATCACCCTGTCCACCATCGTAATGACTCCTTGCTGTGGCTTGGGCAGTGAGACGATCTTCACCTGCACGCTGGCATTGCCCTTGGCTCCGTGGCACATGTGCGGCCACTGGCCACAGATGAACTCCTCAAGGTCGCCGAGCGGATCGCCAACAGGCTCCATGTTGTTGACACGATACTCAGCCACCATCTCCACGAGCCGTGGGAAGTCTGGCGCTGACAGGCGCGTCTTCTTTTCAGGAACATTGAAGTGCCAGCCGCCTGGAGGAATGATGCCTTGGATTACGCGTGTGTTGATCATAATTATGTCATGTCGAGGAACTCAATCTCGTCAACGTGTCCGTGCCTGACAATGTCGCGCCTGCCCATCGACTTCTTGGCTGTCTCAGCCTGCGGAGCTGACAGGCCAGTGTTGAGACGAATGTTGTGGGCACCAATGATGAGCGAGTCAAACCTGTCCGGCGACTGGCCGCTGTTGCGCTTCTTGTAGTCCTTCTTGCTCTCAATGCGCACGAACCCACGACCGATCTGCTTGTAGCGACGAGTGACAGTGTGGCGCTCCAGGTCATTCCACACCACACCAGGATTCAGCTTGAGCAGGTTGGTCTCCATGAACCTCCGCACTGCGAAGGCCATCTCCGTAATAATGTCATGGTAGAGCTCGGAGCACTTCTGTGTGTCGTCGTCAAGGATCAGCGAGTCAGTTGATCCCCACGAGAAGTTCACCCCAAACACGTCCCCATACAGCGTCCCCAGCGCGTCCATCACTCCTGTTCCATTGCCAGTGCGGTCGCCACTGAGCCACTTTGGCCCAACGTGCAGATCCTTGCTCATGCGCATGATGGCCTGTGCCTGCTCAAGGGTGGCGAGCTTGGGGAGCAGGAACTGCTGCTCCGCCTGGATCACCCTGCGGTCACTCTTGAACTTAGTGAACATATCACGGATGTCCCACCAGCCGTCCGCCATGCCCGTCAGCAGGAGCGTGTAGATGACCGAGTCGCCTCCCTCGAACGCCAGATCCACACTGCCAGCCGCTGTGGTTGGGCCAACAAAGTGATACCTGCCCTTGCTCTGGTCAAACAGGCGTGGCGTGATGATGACAGCCATCGCCGACACCTCAGGGAACCATCCCCTGCCCATCGTGTAATATTCGCTGTTGTTCTCGCCGAGCTTCAGCAGGTTGTCAAAACCCTCGGCTGTCTGGAAGCCTGGAAAGATGACCCTGCGCTGGACAACGTTCTCACAGCACGCTCCGTCAAGCCTCGTCACGTGCCAGCCACGCGCAGACTCCCATGCTTCAGCACTGTCAATGTCCAGCGACGACCATCCGTCCACTGGCTCCGCATACTCGCCAAACTTGCTCAGGCGATCCTTCGGGTTCGTGGCAGCGAAGATCTTGACGTTGCTCTGGTCAATAGTCTCAGTCAGCAGGATGTTGTTGATGTCCTCCCACACGCCGCCAGGAATCTCCTCGGCTTCATCCAGGAGCACCCCTACACGGCTCAGGCGGCCAAACGTAGTATGCTCCTCAGCTGTGCGTGGCACAGGGTGGAAGCCTCTGAGCCTGCCCTTGCCGTCATCACCCTGTGGAATGGTGACGAGGTGGATGCCCTGCTTGTCGTCGTTGTTGATCTGGATGCTCTCAGCCTTGATGTCAATGCCAGGAATGGCGACCAGTGTATTGCCGAGCAGGTTCTTGATGTTGGCGAAGATGTTGCGCTTGGCATGCTCACCTGTCACGGACATGACCTTGATGCAAGTCCACTCCGGATCGTCCAGCCAGTCCAGCGCGAACCACACAGCTCCCGAGTATGACTTGCCCAGCGACCCGCCGCCTTTAATCAGGTTCTTGTTCCATCCCGTAAGCGCCGTCCACACCTGACCAACATGGTGAGGCTCGGGCGTGAACTGCTCAGGCCCCCACAGCAGCACCGCCGCCGCCACGAAGTAGCGCTTCCTGATCAGGAACTGTGCATACTTCCAAATTGCCACCTCACAGTCCTTGGTAGTGATCTTGATTTTTTCTGTTGGCGGCTTGGCCACACATGTGCGCAGGATATGCTTGGCTGGCTCCCAAATGGTCTGATGTTTGGTGTAAAGAGCACGTATGGCATAAGCCTGCTGGCGATGGAACGGCTCACCAGTGAGGGGAACTTTCTTCCAAGCAGGACGGCCAACCTTCTTTGGCTTGATGATTGAGCCACCACGCTGGTTTGATGCCCGGGCAAGTCTGCCACGAGGATTGAGATTTACTGGAGGACTTTTCTTCACTCCTTAAATCCCTTGAGCATGTCGAGGATCTGCTCATTGGCAGTCACCTCAAGCGTGTCCTTGGAAATGCCTGTGATCTTCGCGATCATCTCCAGCACCCGCAGGCGGTCTGGCGGAATGGCAACTGGGTCAGCATCCTTGCCAACATGCTTGAGGTCACAGTTGGGATCATCCATCTCTGCCTCCTCAGGAGCAATCTCCAGCATATCAGCCAGGCGCTGGAGAATCGTCTCCTTGGTGAAGTTGTATTTGCGGCCATTCTTCTCCATCAGCTCACCAATCCGTGAATTGACTGCATCCATCTGGCGCATCTGGAAGCCCATGATCTTTGCATTCTGTCCCTGGTATCCAGGCGACACCTCAAGGTAGGCTCGCTTCTGCGTCATGCCAGCCGCCACCAACTGGGCGAACTGCTCGTGCTTTGGGTTCTTTAATTTGGGCATAAAAGGAAATTTCAGTTTAGACATCTCCCAAGGATGGCCCCAGATCAAGCCAAATCGTGCGTGGCAGCAATCCGCCGCCGCAAGAGCTTCAGCTCCATCTTCTCCAAAGTCAGTCGCATCTTGATGGGCATGGCGGTGATCTTACGCACTTTCTCCAGCGCCTTGTCAAAGGCCACCCGCGATGTGAATCCCTCAACCATGCCTTTGCTCTTAATGAAATTGCATTCCATAAAAACCACTCTGCAACGATGCTTGTCAACCTCAATGGCAGAGATCTGCCGACCAATCTTATGTCGCTCCTTGAGCGTCTTGCTGATGAACCTGTCTATGGCAGACTCCATTCTCCTGCCAGCTGCACGCTTGGCTTCCTCTTCCTTGTCAAGAGAGGCGAACTTGTTCCTGGCCTCCTGGTTATGACGCATATCCTCAACCAGCGACTCGATCTCGCGAGTTTTGTCGCTGATGGCAGACTTCAAACTCTTCTCAAACACAATTCTCCAGAACCGTCCCTTTGTCTTGCGCTGCTCCTCAATCTCGGCAAGAAGATCCTCAAGATGGTTGAGTTGGGCTTTCCTGTTCTTAATAAGGCAGAGATATCGTCTCATAGCACAAATCTTCCAAGCTTGTCTTTGTCAGATCAACAACATTTTGCACAAGTTATAAATAAACCATAATATTATGGCGACATTAACTCTCTGGCAATTACATTGTATTTTTTGAATTATATACCCTATTTCCCAGCATTCCAAACATTCCGATTCGGAGCCATAATCACACACAAGTCGTCGCATCGCGTTGCAAATCAGCAAAAGATCATTCAGTTAACAGCCACAGGGCTCGCTTCGATTCGGACGAAAAAATCAAGATCTTGGCGACGATCAGTCCGAGCGATCCATTCGGTGGATGCATTCCCCTTATTATTATTATTATTATTATTATTATAAAAAAAGACATACGAAGCGACGAAGTGAACGAAATTTAATACACTGAGCAGCAAGGACTTTAGCAAGCTTCGGAGCATACGAAGCACCTACGAAACGCTCCGAAATAAAGCCCGATTATCTGAACAAGCACGAGAATAATTCCTCATCCGCATCAAAAATACTTGTTGACGTGCCTTGGCTTCTCGAGCAATCATCATCCTCGTCGCAAGACAAACCATTCAAAAAGTCAAAAAACAATGAATAATCTAACTCGCCTTGAGAAGCTCTGCAAGAGTGCAAAATTCGTGTCAGAGTCAAACTACGGAAATGGAGAGCGTCCCAAGCTCAAGCGCATTGCTGTGCGCACAATTGACGGGACATTGCTCACCCGCACCCACAACATTCACCTCACAGACACAAGTCTTTGGTGGGAGAACTCAAATTCAAAAGATTGGCGCCACGAGTTTCCCTCGAAGAACCAGGCCACAGACTGGTGGAAAAAGCACATTGGGGAAAATATCTAAGACAATCCACAACCAGATCCACACCACAATGAAATCCACACACTCAAACCCAACCATTGCTCGTTTCATCGAGCACTTTTCTCCTTGTCGTCAGGGCCAGGAGTTCGCCTCACAATTCAACATACCCGAGGAAATCTGGAGCAGGGCCGAGCCCACTTACCTCGTCTGGATTGCCACCCGCAGGGGTGTACTCACTGACAAGGAACTTCGACTCTTCGCAGTCTGGTCAGCACGCCAGGTCCAGTTCCTCATGAAAAATCCGCACTCGCTGGCTGCACTCGATGTTGCCGAGCGCTTCTCCAATGGACAAGCGACTTTTGAGGAGCTAAAAGCAGCCAGACAGAAAGCCTATGCTTCTTATGCTGCTGATGCTTCTTATACTGCTGATGCTGCTTCTTATGCTGCTGCTGCTTCTTCTTATGCTGCTGCTGCTTCTTCTTATGCTGCTGCTACTGCTGCTGCTTCTTATGCTTCTTATGCTGCTGATGCTGCTGCTTATGCTTCTTCTTCTTATGCTGCTGCTGCTGCTTCTTCTTATGCTGCTTCTTCTTCTTATTCTGCTGCTGATGCTGCTGCTGCTGATGCTGATGCTCGCAAGAACCAGGCACAGTGG